CTCGGTGATGTTGTCATTGTAGAATGAAAATAGAAGCTGGGGATTTACGTGAAATGAATCTCTTTAAGTACTACAGGCTCGTTAGGAAATGGGCTTGTAAAACTTATGAAATAACAGACGCTGACCTGGAACTGCTCATCTATTTAGATTGCAAAGACAGGTTTACGCGTGATGATTTTATTAACGGCACATACACCTACGCTTGGGATAAAAACCGGTGGGAACGTTTAAGACGTGATGGCTGGATAGATGTATGGCGCCACCGCAATAAAACCACTATTAAGTACAGTGTGTTTAGGGTGTCGCAAAAGTCGAGAAGATTAATAACACGCATGTACAATATAATGCTAGGCTACGAGGATATGCCTATAGGACCTTCAAGTAAGTTTTATAAAAACAAATCGTATACAGATAAAGTCTACAACAAGGCTATTGATGATATGATCAAAGATAAAGAACGATGATGTACTCTAAACCTATTACGCAAAGAGCTAAATGTAAATACGGCTCAATGCCTGCAACGCAAGAAGTAACTATTGATGCTGGTGGTAAAACACCAGGTAACTTTAAAGCTTCTCCAATGAAAATGAAAGGCGGCTGTGGCTGCGGATGCGGTAAATAATGTTTCGACTTAAAGACAAAAGCACGCTGTTTGGTATCAATAAAGATACATCAGAGCACGGAACACCAGTGTTTGAAAAACAGTTGGGTGACGGTATACAAGCTGAAGCTAACCGTGACGGAACTATTTTTGTTCAAAAAGGTTTGTCGCAAGACAAGGTTAATAAAGCTGTTGAACACGAGAAAGTACACCTTGACCAAATGGCTCAGGGTAAACTTAATTATACTGCAGACACAGTAACGTGGAAAAAGGATACTCGTTCACCAGCTAGAGTATACACAAGGCAAACAATGCCTGAAGGCGCTCACGGATTGCCGTGGGAGGCGGAAGCATATCAAAAAGCTAAAAACTAACGGGGTTTACATCGGGCGTGTAGGAAAAGGAATCGCTACCTTATTTTTATTGCCCGTCCCCTATTTCATTACACTATGGCATATGTACAAGAAGCTTCGCCCTTTAAGAAGCTAAAGAAAACAACAAAAGGAAAAGGTCGTCACTTCCTAAGCGCAAAAGAAGGTGCAGGGATGACAGAGGCCGGCCGTAAGGCTTACAAAAGAGAAACGGGTGGTAACCTAAAGGCGCCTCAACCCGGAGGCGGTAAGCGTCGCGATTCATACTGTGCTCGATCAAAGGGGCAGATGGAGATGCACAACATCAACTGTTCAAAAACACCAGACAAACGCATTTGCGCAGCTCGTCGCAGATGGAAATGCTAATAAAGAAATAAATATATATAATGGGACAATACAACCAACAACCAGACTTCGCTACTATTGCGTCTACTGTAACTAAAAGCGATACAGCATTTTTAGATGGTGTTGCGCTTTACATAGGGACAGGCGGTGACGTGCATGTTATTATGAAGAACGTAGAGAACACTGCGGGTAATGTGATTATCTTTAAGAACGTGCCTGACGGTTCGTTTTTGCCGGCTATTGTAGATTACGTTAGAGCTGCAACTACCGCGGCTGATATCGTATCAGTTAAGTAACATGGGTTTAGGCTTAGGTATTAGCGTAGACTGGGCCTCATTGGTTCCTTATTACGCGCGGGTAGCTAGTGCTTTCAAAGCTCGTGTAGAGGCAGACGGCGGTACAGTGGAGAGTATGTCTTGCTTGAAGGCCGACTTGAAGGTGCTTAATCCTATTAAGCCACCAACATTTGATACGGATGCTCAAGCATTCATTACTGCGGCATTTATTACCGATAGCACACAACAATCTGCGATTGATACGCTTGTAGTTGATTTGAAAGATGCGGGTATTTGGACAAAGATGAAGGCTATTTATCCAATTGTTGGAGGTACGGCATCTTCTCACAAATTCAATTTGAAAGACCCACGGGATTTAGATGCGGCATTTAGATTGACATTTAGTAGTGGATGGACTCATTCAAGTAATGGAATGCAACCAGCGGGTAATGGTACTTTTGCAAATAGTTATTGTAATCCTAATGTAATGGCTCAAGATTCAAGCCATTTATCACTTTATTCAAGAACTAATATATCGGAATCTAAAGTTGATATGGGTGCTTTTATCCCAACCAATGGTCATTATATGGCTTACAAGTATGGCAGTGTTATTTACCCTACTATAAATAGCCAAGAAGAAATAGGTGGTACAACTCCATATACTACAACGCTTGGACATATATTGGGTAATCGGAATAATTCTACAGAAAGTAAATTTTATCAAGCAGGTTCATTACTTGCAACATATACAAGGACAAGTACCACACCTATAAACATTCCTATTTATTTAGGTGCTTATAATGTTAATAATTTAGCAGGTACTAATTCAAGTACAAAACAATTTGCATTTGCATCTATTGGGGATGGTTTAAGCGATTCAGAAGTAAATGCATTTAATACTTCCGTTCAAGCATTTCAAACAACATTAGATAGACAAGTATGATAGGCTATAAATTGACATTAGAACAAAAGGAAGCGATTCAAGGCGTTCAGTTTAGCGATGCAACATTCTTCAACTGCGTTGAGGATATTGATGGTGTTTGTTTCTTGTTTCTATCAGAGCAAGACACGAACAACCTACCTACTGAATATGCCTACTTATTAGAGTTACCTCAAGAAGAATTTGTACCACCTGTACAAGAAGATATTATATAATGGCAACAGAAAGTTTTTTTAGTAATGCCTCGTTAGCCTACCTTGCTTCAGCAGGGGCTGGGAAAGACGGTAAGACCTATAGCATTAAACCCACGGACGGCACGGGGGACTTTACATTTTCACGAGGTTCAAACCTTGCGGCTACCCGTGTGGGGGCTGATGGATTGATTGAGAAAGGGCGGGAGAATTTATTGTTACGCTCTAATACGTTTAACACATCGCCTTGGTTTGTTACTGGAATTGACACACCAACAAGTGGTCAAAGTGGGTATGATGGTTTAAGCGATGCGTGGATACTTGAGAAAAATGGGGCATTTGCTTACTTATACCAAGACAAATCAATTAGCGGGGTACAAACATTTTCTTTTTATGGTAAAGCGGGTACATTACCTCAAGTGAGAATTACTATAAATACATCGGTGGTAAATGTTACCGCTGCGTTTGATTTGGCAAATGGAATTGATTTAGGAAGTTCTCAAAATATTACATCTTCAATTGAAAGCGTTGGAAATGGCTGGTATAGATGTTCAGTTACTTACAATCAAGGAACCACATCAAGATTTAGAATTTACCCCGCAGATGTTGGAGGAGATTTAAGCGGAACAAGCGGAAACATCTACATCCAAGACGCCCAAGTAGAATTAGGCTTGGTAGCAACGGATTACATAGAATCGGGAGCGAGTACGGGCAAAGCGGGATTGTTAGAGGACGAACCGCGTTTTGATTATTCGGGCGGGGCAACTTGTCCGTCTCTTTTGTTGGAGCCGAGTCGGACGAACCTTGTAACGCAGTCGGAATACTTCGGTGGAAGTGATTGGACAAATAGCGGTACAAGCGTTGTCAGCGGTTTCACATCTCCCGAAGGGTTAAGCAACGCTTATAAATTGGTTGAAGATTCAGCTAATTTAACACATTTTATAAATTCAAGTGAAATCACAACTCCAGATACAACTTATTCATCCAGTGTTTATATTAAAGCAAATGGTAGAAATAAAGTAGCATTTAGAGAAAATTCTTTTACGGGGAATTATGCATCATTTAATTTATCTGACGGAACTTTAATTGAAACAAATGGCGTTTCCGCAAGTATAGAATCAGCCTCAAATGGATGGTATAGAATTAACTATCAAGTAACATCGGGCAATAATTATATAGTGGGTATTTATTTGTTGTCGGACTCGTATACATCGGGAGACCCTTTTTCAAATTCATATCAAGGAGACGGCACAAGTGGGGCATACATCTACGGCGCACAATTAGAATCGGGCTCCTACCCAACTTCCTACATCCCGAACCATTCGGGCGGGAGTGTTACGCGGGGGGCGGATGATTCTTTAAGTAATACTAATTTTTCATCTATTTTTGGCGCTTCCTCGCTTACTCAATACACTATATTTCTTGAGGTTCTTAAAGCAGTAGATAGTGGGACTTCAACTACTTTAATAAACAAAGGCACTAACGACCAAGGTAGAGTTAATTATTTGGGTGGTGATAGATTAGTTTACTATTCAACTGCAACGGGTTATACAACGGGTAACAACATAACGGATGGTAATCCACATAAGTATTTGTTAAGTGCAGACAACGGAACAATAAAGCAATTTTTTGACGGGGTTTTGATTGATACAAATACCAACGCTTTAGATGAATTAACAAATATAAATATAGGCGGAGATGACAAAAACTTAAATATCTCCCAATTCCTCATATTCCCCGAAGCCCTATCCGATGCCGATTGTATCACATTAACAACGCTTTAAGATGAAGAAAACACGCAAATACGAATTCACCAACGAAGCGGCAGCAGATGCCGCCATTGCCGCACTCCCTCACGATGAGGAGGGGAATGTTAACCACAACCACGCTATCGTTAAGCTAGGGTATCTCGTAGATACTCCTGCTACATACGATGATGAGGGTAATGAACTAACAGCTGCCGTGTTATCTGATGTATATGCGGTTGATGTATATTGGGACGGGGAGCCTTTGGCTTCTTGGGATCAGTACATTGTCTGGCCAACGCCTATGGGAATTCATTCTTACGGGTCATCAAGCTCTAGAGACGAATATGCTAAAACCTATTGCGGGTTGTTCCCGGATAGCTTATACTGCAATCCGCCTGAGCCTGAGGAACTTGAGTTACCTTAAACACAGGTAATAATAATACAGAACAATTAAATTAAATCAAATGAAAAAAGTAACAGACAAACAGCTAGAGACGCTACAGTCTTTAGTAAACGCAATCAACGAAGGACAGGCCACAATTGGTGGCGTAGAAATGCAGAAGCAGGGGCTTATCGCAGAGGTTGATGGATTAATTAAGCAGCTTAAAGAAACGCAAGCTGCGCTAGAAGAAGAGTACGGTAATGTAACCGTAAACCTAACTACTGGCGAGATTACAGAAGCAGAAGATGCAGATAATCCGCAAGATTAGTGTAGGAAAGGACTATAAAAATGACGCCATGCACTATTCTGTTGGACAGGAAGTGTATGGTGGTCATACTATAGTTAACATTATAGAGGAGGAAGACAAGTACTCTATCTATATTCAAAAGGGTGACAATGTAATGCCGTGGAAAGACTTTAATAAGAACATGGCAGTATCTGTAGAATACGATCTTAATTGGTGATGCAAAGCATATTTAACTTTATCGTGCGGCCAAAGCACGGTAGGTCAACATCAGAAAAAGACCTCGGCGGTAAAAAATTACTGTTGAATACAGAAGTACAGAACCACAATTACACTAGCCGGTTAGGTGTTGTAACAAACACACCACTGGCTTTTGACTCTGAGATAGAACCAGGTGATGAGGTAATACTTCATCATAACGTGTTTAGACGCTTTCGCGACATCAGAGGGAAAGAAAAGAACAGCAAAGCATATTACAAGGAAGACGCATTCTTTGTACAACCAGACCAGATTTACGCTTACAAAAGAAACACGGAGTGGCAGGCATTAGACGGCTACTGCTTCATTAAGCCTATAAAAGCGAAGGAAACGTTTGATATGCATAAGGAGCAACCCTCAATAGGTATTATCAAATATGCTAGTGATAGTTTTGAAACTGGTGCACTTGTAGGGTTTAAGCCTGGTATGGAATACGAATTTAATATAGAGGGACAACGATTGTATCGTGTGCCTACCAATCAAATTACAATTAAATATGAGTACCAAGGAGACGAAGAAGAATATAATCCAAGCAGCACGCAAGGCTGTTGAGGAACTCATTAAGGTAGCAGAAGAAAAAATCATTACAAACACAGAAGACGATGTCTCTGCGGACAGGTTAAAGAACGCTGCCGCAACTAAGAAGCTTGCAATATTTGATGCTTTTGAGATTTTAAATCGCATCGATGAAGAAGAAAGAATACTAGAGAACAGACCTAAAGAAGATGCGAAAGAAGCATTTAAAGGGTTTGCTGAAAGACGTTCTAAGTAATGTACCAGCAAGATTTAGTAAAGACTGTAGAACCAGTTAAGCTTACCACAATACATCGGTACAATAAAGGTAAGAAGTGGAAGTACGGTTATAATAAAGAACAAGACCTTGTTGTTATAAGCAAGACAGGGGAGATTGGTGAAATCATTGAGATACAGGGTTTAGTTATAGCGCTGCCTCCAGAACCTAAGGGTTTAAAAAAAGGCGTAAACAGATGGGCTGTTCAGGAGTACCCTAAGGAGCTTAAAAATATTAAGAGTATATTTGATTGGCAATCTTATCCAGATGAATTTAAAGGTAAATGGGAAGCTTATATTGACGAAGAATTCAATAGGCGTGATAACGGTTATTGGTTTTATAACAAAGGCAAGCCTACTTATATTACTGGCACTCACTACATGTACCTGCAGTGGAGTAAGATTGATGTCGGTAACCCAGATTACCGCGAAGCCAATAGACTCTTCTTTATATTTTGGGAAGCCTGCAAAGCTGATACAAGGAGTTACGGAATGTGCTACCTTAAAAACAGACGGAGTGGATTCTCATTTATGGCATCAGGAGAAACGGTTAACATGGCAACCATCTCAAGTGATGCACGATTCGGTATCCTATCTAAGTCAGGTAGCGATGCCAAAAAAATGTTTACCGACAAAGTCGTACCCATATCCCTTAACTACCCGTTTTTCTTCAAACCTATTCAAGATGGTATGGATAGACCGAAGACTGAACTGGCATATAGGGTTCCTGCTTCTAAGCTAACACGTAAAAGCATACAAGCACAGGAAACCAAGATACAGTTAGAGGGCTTAGATACTACGATTGACTGGAAGAACACTGGTGATAACTCTTACGATGGTGAAAAGCTTAGACTGCTTGTGCACGATGAGAGTGGTAAGTGGGAAAGACCAGATAACATATTAAACAACTGGCGTGTAACAAAAACGTGTTTGCGTCTTGGTGCTCGTATTATCGGTAAGTGTTTAATGGGTAGTACATCGAATGCTTTAGATAAAGGTGGTAACAACTTTAAAAAGCTTTATTTAGATTCGGACGTAACTAAAAGAAACAACAATGGTCAAACAAAATCGGGATTATATGCACTCTTTATACCAATGGAGTGGAACTATGAAGGATTTATTGATGAGTACGGGCAGCCGGTATTTAATACACCTCAAGAAAAAGTATTAGGACCACACGGCGACCCGATTGAAGTTGGGGTTATAGATTACTGGGAGAACGAAGTTGAAGGTCTTAAAGGAGACCAGGATGCTTTAAACGAATACTATCGCCAGTTCCCTCGTACTACAGACCATGCTTTTCGTGATGAAAGCAAGAATAGTATTTTTAACTTAGCGAAAATCTACGAACAGATTGATTATAACGCCGACTTGCGTAATACTAATACTATAACACAAGGGAATTTTCAGTGGGAGAACGGTGTTAAGGACACAAAGGTGGTATTTATACCTAGTCCGCAAGGCAGGTTTAAAGTCTCTTGGGTACCAGGGGCCGATCTTCAAAACAGGCAGATTATAAAGAATAACACACGCTATCCGGGTAACGAGCACGTTGGTGCATTTGGCTGTGATAGTTACGATATTTCAGGCACGACTGACGGCAGAGGCTCTAAAGGCGCATTGCATGGACTAACAAAGTTCAGCATGGAGAATGCACCACCTAGCACGTTCTTTTTAGAATACATAGCTAGGCCTCAGACAGCGGAGATATTTTTCGAAGACGTACTAATGGCGTGCGTCTTTTACGGAATGCCATTACTTGCTGAGAATAACAAACCTAGGTTACTGTACCATTTTAAGCGCAGGGGCTACAGAGGTTATTCGATGAACCGACCTGACAGATTATGGAACAAGCTTTCCGTAACTGAAAAAGAGATAGGTGGAATACCGAACTCTAGCCAAGACATAAAGCAAGCACACGCTGCTGCAATTGAAATGTATATTAACGAACACGTTGGTATGCTTAGTGAAGGCGAGTACGGCGCCATGTATTTTAACGATACACTTAATGACTGGTCTAAGTTTGATATAAACAATCGTACAAAGCACGATGCTTCTATCAGCTCGGGTCTCGCAATTATGGCATGTCATAAAGATTTATACAGGCCGGTAGGAGAGCAACAGAAAACAAAATTAAACCTTAAAGTGGCTAGGTACAGCCAAGACGGTTTTACTTCAAAAATAATAAAATAACAATATGGCTAACTCAGCTGCAAGTAACTTTTTCCCAAGCCAAGTGGCTAGCGACCAAGAAAAGATGTCGCCTGCTTATGGCCTGCAGGTAGGTCGAGCTATTCAGAACGAGTGGTTTGATGGCAACCAAGGGAGCGTAAGATTCAGAAGCAATCAAGACAGCTTTCACAGTTTACGATTATACGCACGCGGTGAACAGCCTATACAGAAATATAAAGACGAGCTATCCATAAATGGTGATTTATCTTATCTTAACCTCGATTGGAAGCCAGTCCCAATACTTTCTAAATTTGTTGATATCGTTGTTAACGGTATTGCAGATCGGTCTTTTGATATCAAGGCATACTCTCAAGATCCGTACGGTGTTGAAAAGCGCACAAAGTACATGGACTCTATTATTAGAGACATGCAAACTAAAGAGCTCAACGACTATGCAGCTGAGGCATTTGGTATTAACTTATACGAAAACGATCCTGCGGCATTGCCGGAATCTAAAGAAGAGCTTGAGTTACATATGCAGCTCAGCTACAAGCAAGGTATTGAAATTGCTGAAGAGGTTGCGATAAACACATTACTAGAGGGCAACAAGTACGACTTAATTAAAAGACGTGTATACCACGATTTAACAACCATTGGTATAGGTGCTGTTAAAAACACTTTCTCTGAATCAGAAGGTGTTTTAGTTGATTACGTTGACCCGGCTAACCTAGTGTATTCGTACACGGAATCACCATACTTTGAAGACATTTATTATGTTGGTGAAGTAAAGACCATACCGATTAGTGAACTTAAGAAGCAGTATCCTTCGCTAACGCAAGAAGATTTAGACGAAATTAAAGGTAGTGGATCACAAAACCTAACGGGTAGCTGGAATAGAAGCGAGATTAACGACAATTACTACGATTCAAACACCGTTCAAATACTGTACTTCAATTACAAGACGTACATGAATGAAGTGTACAAGATTAAAGAAACAGCTACAGGTGCTGAGAAAGTAATACTACGTGACGACCAGTTTAACCCGCCAGCCGATGCCGAAGGTTTTGCTAAAGCATCGCGCTCACTAGAAGTACTTTATGAAGGTGCAATAGTATTGGGTACAAGCATACTGCTTGAATGGGGTATTGCAGAGAACATGATGCGCCCCAAGAGCGATTACAATAAAGTAAAAATGAATTACAGTATTGTAGCGCCTAGAATGTATAAAGGCCGTATCGAGTCTATTGTAAGTCGTTGTACTGGCTTTGCTGATATGGTTCAGCTTACACACTTAAAGATGCAGCAAGTACTATCTAAGATGATGCCTGATGGTGTTTATATGGATGC